TGCCGTAAAGCTTCCAGCCAAAGCCTATGTTTTTGAGGATGACGCTATCGCTCATATAGCGCTTTGCGCCTGTCGTGGTGTAGATCGTGCCAACTTCGGTGCCGTGTACTTTAAGCTTTGCCATTTGCTTGCTCCGTTTGCGTTGTTTGTGTTCGCGCATTCTTTATAGGGCAAGGCGGTTGCGCCTGCAAGCGTGTTGCAAGGGTTTATTTTAAAGGCTAAATATTAGGCATGAAAACGGCGCAAGCGAGCCAGACAAGAGAAGCGAGACCGGCGGCGATCGCCCGCGTCCCTCGCCCCATGCCTGAGATACGCAAAATAGGCTCTCAGAAGAGCATGAAAAGCCTTCGCGCTGAGATCGTCGCCGCGTGTGAAGAGGACATGTGCCACCCTGACGGCTTGCGCGGCTGGCTTGCTGACATGGCCCAGGGGACCGTCTCGCAACAAGCGATCTTCGCGCAACTTGTCGCCCGTGTTGTCGGCCCGGAGCCTGTCGCCGGCGCTGGGGCGATCACCATCAACCTCGGTTGGCTCTCAGGGCGGGCGGTGGCAGGATCGGCGCATGTCACCCTCGAGCAGCCGGCGCCCGCGCCCGAGGCCGACAATGCCGGGTTGTAATCCGTGCAGGATCAGCCCCGCCAGCCCGGTAATCGCCGGGCATAACACACTCTGCGATTGCACCACGTTGATAACGCTCAATAATTTAGGATACATAATACACGTTATGCGACAACGCAATGCAACATGACAATGGTGCAGTGCGTCGGTGCGGCTCGAAACAGACCCCCCACCCCCCCGAAAACGGCAGGGCGGGGGGCCTCGGTGCTGGTACCCCCTCCCCCCCATGCCCAATCCCGTTTTTATTTTTTTCATAAAAAGGAACTCACATGCGCCCTCTGCTCACCGTCGCGGCCTTAGTCGCGCTGCTCTGCCCCCAGCCAACGCGACCACCATTCAGGTCTGCGACGGTGAGTTCGCTCTTTGCGCTGCAAGCCCGACAACCGCGGTCCCAGGCCAGACGATCAACGTCAACGGCAAGACGTTCCCTCTCGGCACTTCAGTCTGCCCTGTCCTCAAAGGCCCCGCGCTTGCAGACATGGACCTAATGAACAATTCGTGCAAAGCCCCAGCCCCCGGCAAAGTTTGGTCATTATTTCAGCCCCGCACGAAATTCCCGCAAGCCCCCACCTGGTCAACACAGCCCGCCGCGTTCAGAAAGTTCACCACCACCGCCACGCCCACTGGCGGCATGAGCAATATGTTTAGCTTCCCCTGCACAATACGCCCCAACCGCATCAACGGCACAAAGCTCGCCGACTGCTACGGCCCAATGAACGAAAGCCCAACGGGGGCAGCAGTCCCAACAGGCACTGAAGTTATGACGCAGAGCCCTGCTGGCGCAGCTAACCCTGTTGGTGGACCAACGCCGTGAACTGGGGCGACATACTTAAAGCGATTATCCCTGTAGTCGTCGCGTCAATCGCGTGGCTGCTGGGCGAAGTGAACGGCATGGGCATCCGTATGACCAAATTAGAGGGTCAAATGCCAATGTTGATTACACCGCAAGGCGTCCCTACCGACAGTCCTTTATCTGCTGATGCGCGGCACAAGATGCGTGAGGAAATATTCACGCAGATGAACGATATGAACGTCAGATTGAGGCTGATGGAAGAGCGTCAAAAGCAACTTAAATAGCAAAAGCACACCCCATAAAACATGGACATAAATGAATACATCCCGCGCAAAGTCTTTCTTCCGCTTCATACGCGCAAGAAGCGTTGGGCTGTGGTTATTGCTCACCGCCGCGCCGGCAAGACTGTGGCGATGTGCGCTGACTTGGTTATCGGAGCGATGGAGAGCAGCCTTCCCAAGCCGCAGTTTGCCTACCTCGCCCCCTTTCGCGAGCAAGCCAAGAAAGTCGCGTGGAACTACCTCAAAGAGCTTACCAAGCCGATCCAAGCCAAGCCCCCGAACGAATCTGAATTAAAGATCGTCATCAAGAACGGCTTTGGCAACGAGTCGACGATTTACGTTGGTGGCGCAGACCTCCCAGACAACTACCGCGGCATGTATTTCGATGGCGTAGTGCTAGACGAAGTGGGCCACATACGCCCCTCCGCTTGGTACTCGGTGCTTAGACCTGCGCTGTCAGACAGAAGAGGCTGGGCAATATTTGCCGGAACGCCTAGTGGCAAAAACTTCTTCTGGCAGATGCGCGAAGAGGCGCGACTAAACCCTGACACGCACATGATGATGGAGTTACCCGCGTCAAAGACTGACATTCTGCACCCTGACGAGCTAAGAGACGCCCGCGCTCAGATGACGGAAGAGACTTACCTTACGGAGTATGAAATATCATTCGACGCCGCCATCCCCGGCGCGTATTTCGCCAAGCAGATCGGGCAAGCCTACGAGGACAAACGAGTAGGCAGCTTCCCCACAGACCAGGAGTTCACGACAGACCTGGTTGCCGACCTTGGGTTTACGGATAGTTGCAGTTGGTGGGGTTGGCAGACCACGCCCGACGGCTACAAGATCACCGATTTCTATGAAAACGATAACCAGCAAATATCCCACTACATCGACTGGATTAAGTCCCGCCCGTACAAGGTTGGCACTGTATGGCTACCACATGACGCAAAAGCAAAGTCACTTCAGACCGGCAAAAGCATCATCGAGCAGTTCCTAAAAGCGGGCATAACCCCGCGAATAGTAACGGAATTGTCGCTGCAAGACGGCATCGAGTCAGCCCGCCTAATTCTGCCCAAGTGCTACTTTGATGAAGCCGGCACTTATGACGGCGTTGAGCATCTTCGCGCCTACATGCGCGAGTGGGATGAGCGCACTCAGACTTATCGCAGTAGACCGAAGCACGACCAGCACAGCCACGCCTCGGATGCGTTCAGATACTTAGCCATTGCCGCCCAGCCAGTTGCTAAACAGGCACCAAAGGGCGTAAAAAAGATTAAATCGGCAATCGAAGGTGCAAACTACACTTTTGCCCTTGACGATATTTGGGACTGTCAGAACACACAGGGTGGGCGGTTAGGCTAATGGAAAATCAAACACGTATTGAGTCGAACAGCGACTTTGCCAACACGCCCGCTGGCATGGCCCAGCGTTGGGATACAGAAATTACGGCATCCAAGAAAGAGCTAAAGAAATGGCACGATGACGCCATTAAAATTACGAGGCGATACCTAGACCGGCGCGATGACTTTGGACGCGACGAAAGCCGCGTAAACCTATTCTGGTCAAGCATGAAGGTCTTACTTAGCCTTCTCTACGCCCGCCCGCCAAAAGCCTCAGTAGCGCGATCATTCTTGGACGCAGACGATGACCAGGCCCGCGTTGCTGGCGTTATCATGCAGCGCCTACTCAACAGATCGTTTGATGACAACATCTCCAACTGGGACAATTCAATACGCCAGGGCATCGAGGACTGGCTGATCGTCGGCATGGGTCAATGCTGGCTCAGATATGAGGTTGAGACAGTAGAAGAGCCCATGCCCCCAACCATCGACCCCATGACCGGCATAGAAGTAGACACGGGCGAGACATTTGAGCGCATTACCAACGAGGATGCGCCTCTCGACTACATCTACTGGCAGGATTTCTTCTATTCGCCCGCAAGAACGTGGGATGAGGTCAGATGGGTAGCGCGTCGCGTAGCCATGACCCGCGATCAGCTTATTGCCCGCTTTGGCGAAGAGATCGGCAAGACCGTTGCACTGGGTACGCAGTCTGGCACCTCGGATATGCGCCTAAACAACGAATCCCCCAAGTATGATCCCTGGTCTAAGGCTGAAGTATTTGAGATTTGGGATAAGACCAGCAAAATGGTCTACTGGATGGCAAAAGGCTCTGATGTCATCCTCGACTATAAGGAAGACCCGCTGCAGCTAGACGGGTTTTTCCCATGCCCCAAGCCACTGGCGGCAAACCTTACCTCCAGCAACTTCCTCCCGCGCCCCGATTACATTTTTGCGCAGGATCAGTTTAACGAGCTCGATGAGATCAA